CCCGAGGGGAGTACCTCTTATGAAGAGTCTGGGTCATTAGACCTGTGATCTTCCTATCTCATTCTCTAACCAATAGAAGTGAGAAACGCTGACGGCTTGGTAACCATCCGCGTTAGAGGTACTGCCCGAGGGGTAATTACGACGACGTCGTTAGACGTACGAAGTTTGCGTTTCACCAAAGCGCACCGCATCAGCACAGAGGAAATGTATATGACGCAGCCAGCGAGAACTTACGATGACGTACACGCGCAAATCGGGACGGCCTTCCACAGGTCGATACAAAAACATTGCCCTATTGGCTTTGTTCTTGTTGACACTGGGGTTGGTTACTCCGGAAACGCTAACTACGGTCATCGAGTTTTTAGTTCAAAGCCAGCTACCGTCAATACTAAGCCCTGGACCGGTACCGTTCCACCTTTAACAAGTTGGAACCGCAAGTACCAGTTTGTGGGTATTCCCTGCGTGCAGCTCTATCACAACGGTGATTGTTACAACGTAGGCGGCTACGAAGCGCGATGGGAGCGTTGGGCCTGTGCAAATGGGCTCAACCTTCCTCTCCATGCTTGGGAGCTGCCATCATCATCTGTGGTAACTGCGGCAACCCAACGTTTTCTCAATGCAGTCGACGAAGTCGATACTGATGTTGAGTTGGGTGTAGCCTTTGCCGAGCGTAAACAGACTGCTGAACTGTTTGCTTCTACTCTTGGTAAAATTGCAGGGACCATCCGTCGCTTTAAGCGTACCTCCCCCGCCGGCTGGAAGCAGATCCTTCGGGACCTCGCTCCACCAAACTGGCGAGCAACGAAAGTTGTTAACGGTAAGAGGTATGCATCTCTAATTCAAACCCAAGGGAGTAAAATCCCTGAAGCATGGTTAGAGGTGCAATACGGGTGGCGTCCAGTGATGCAAGACGTCTACAACGCTTGTAAGGTTGTTGATGATTATCAGAAACGGGATCTATTTATCTTTCAGGTCGACAAGACCGAAAAGCGTAAGTCCCCGTGGACGTGGGCCGTCTCAAATAACGGCACTGGCATCGCTACAGTGGGTGACCGCTGGGTACGTACTGATACGACGAAAGTCGAGATTGTGCGTATTGCGTGTTACGGGCGGATTAATACCTCCGCTTGGAGCACGTTGGACAACGTAGGACTTGCTAATCCTGCGTCAATCCTCTGGGAAACTTTACCCCTTAGTTTCATTCTGGATTGGGCACTGCCGATTGGCACGTGGCTGAACCAGTGGACAGCGACTGCTGGTAAGCAGTTTCTGTCGGGGTATCGTTCTGAAGTGCTTAAGTCTGAGGGACGGAGCGAATTCGTGAATGACAACATTATTCACGGGTCTATCCCGTTCCAAAAGTTTACCGAAGGCCTGAACGGCTTCAGGTATCTGCACTTCAATCGGACCATTTTGAACTCATGGCCCGCGCCTCGCTTTCCGGTATTGAAAAACCCGGCGAGCGCATCCCATATCGCGTCCGCGTTGTCGCTAATTGCAACAGCGATTTATTCGGATCTCCCGCGGTATGTCCGTAACTAAACCAGCATCAATAACAACTGAGGTATCACCATGGCGGTAGCCAATATTGTCGTTAACACCAAGACGTATACTTATGCGTCTGATGTCGGCGGCGTCGTGACGATGGTCGAGACAAGCGGTGGTATTCCCACTGGGTTCGGAAAGATCACTTTCTCCCTTCGGGAGCCTGTTAAAGGCTCTCCGAATTATCGGGCGATTGTGACTGAGTACGTTCCCGTGGTTGCTTCAGTCGACGGCGGCGGATTCGTTGCCGGCCAACTGATGCGCTACAGCAAATTCAGTCACTCTTTCGAAGTCCCGGCAACGGGTACGACGGCTGAGCGAACCGATGCTGCTCTGCGGAGCAAGGATCTCCTTGCAAACGCACAGATCCAAGGGATCCTGACCACTCTGGTCCGACCCTCGTAATCTGGTAGCATACCCCCTTCCTTTTGCGCTGTTAAGCGCTTAAGGTCTTTTACTGTCTTCAGATGGAGCGATAGCTTGAAGCAGACGACCGAAGTATCAGAAACCGTTAGGCTCTGTACTACAGTTCTTCAGAGGCTTAAAACAACTCCGGTTCTTGAACGGACCATCACTGCTCTCTTAAATGAGAATTTTGATCAGATTATCGACCAAAAGCAGCCTGATGCGACAACTTATGCTTGCACTAGTGAGTTCGTCGTGGATTATTTTGCCTTCAACCTCCTTAGAAAGTTCCCCTTTAAAGGGCGTGATCGAAAGAAGGCTGCACTGGACAGTTTCAAGTCTGGTGAGGAGAAATGCAAGCAAACCAACATAAGGCTGAGGAAGCTATGGAAAGATTCACCTTCCACGCGCGACCAGATTTACTGGATGCGTGAAAAGATAGCGAACCTGCTTGGCCCGTTTGATTGGAATGAAGCCGCTTGCAATTTTGCGTGGGGCCCCGGTGCCACGACGCGCCTAAAAAGCGTTAACGGCGACGTGTACTTTAAGTTTCGTGGGAAACCCGAAACGACGCAAAACTGTTTTCCGCTGTCAGTTGCAGCTGTAAGTGTTATACCCTTGTGGTTTGGCGAGATACATCCGCTGAAACGCGAGGACATGTTTACTGTTGTCGCTGGTAGTAGAATCACCACTGTTCCGAAGGACGCTAAGACCGACCGGACAATCGCTATCGAACCCTGCATGAATATGTACGTGCAGAAAGGTATCGGTACGATGATCCGCAATCGGTTGCGTCGCGCAGGGATTGACCTTAACGATCAAACCCGAAACCAGGAGTTAGCTAAAGAGGCGTATGTTCGTGGCTTAGCCACGATTGACCTCTCTGCAGCGAGCGACAGTGTTTCGAGTGAACTTGTTGAGCTACTCTTGCCCGACGACTGGCTTCTTGCACTTAAGCAATGCAGAAGCTATCGTTACGTTCTTGCTTCCGAAGTTGGTTACTTCGAGAAGTTTTCCACAATGGGTAACGGCTATACCTTTGAGTTAGAAAGTCTCCTGTTTTGGGCGATTACTAGCTTGAGCGTAGCTGAATCCTTTGCGGCGGACGACGTTGTTGCGGTTTATGGCGATGACATCATTTGCCATGAATTTGCGGCTCCTCGGCTCATCTCGAACCTTAATACATACGGGTTTGAAGTGAACACTAAGAAGTCATTCCTTAGTGGGCCGTTCTTCGAGAGTTGCGGTAAGCATTACTTTCGAGGAGTCGATGTCACCCCGGTTTATGTAAAAGAACCGGTTATCCTACCACATCGTGCAGCGTGGTTCGCTAACTCTATCGCAAGGTGGGGTGAACGGGCTAACGCGTGCGGTGTTTCTTGTGCCTCTGCTTATTTAGCAGCACGTGAACGTGTTACTGTTCCGTGGTCAAATCCAATACCTAACGGTGTCGGAGATGGCGGTCTCGTCGTTGTAAATGGCGAGAGTCCCGTGTGTGATCGTCGATTGTCCAGAAAAAGGTGCAAGTGCCAGGATTATCAATCTGGTATCTGCTTCAAGATCTGGGCCGTCGAACGCTATCACGCGTTACCTCAAGACGTGCCTTACTTGCTTCGTAGCCTTTATAAGCTCGAAGCATCCCGACGCTTAAGCTCTTTTGAACGCTCGATTGATCCTGCAAAGGAAATATCTGGCGTCCCCGAAGGGCCTCTAAGCTACAGGAAAACACGTGGTTGGATACATCAGTGGGAGGGGATCACGTTACATTAGTTAAGTCTCCTTAAATCCAGTTAAAAGTACTCCAAGCTTCGGAGTCCTGGTTGGGCCGTTT